ACCAAAACCAGGAAGGGTGGCTGTGTTTAATGGTTTTATACCACACTGTGCAAGAGAAGTTAGTAGAACATGTGTTGAGTTAAGAATGGTTGCAACTTTTAAATATAGAAGAGATACAATTGCTAATCATTGGAAAGAAAAACTCAGAAGAGAAAATGAAAGCTAAAGAAATTTTTCCTTTAAATGTTTATGGCTCTGATTTTTTAGGGTTTGATCAAAATTATTTAAATCAATTAGAGGCTTCTATAGAATTGATAAGAAGAGGTAATATTAATGGAAATGAAGAACAATTTTCAAATACTGAGTTTGGTTGGCAATCACGAGATCTTCCACAAGCTGGTCCTTTTGAAAAACTTACACAAGGAATTTCAAAGAAATGTTTTGATTTTTGTAATAACATAAACAATTTTAAAATTAGTGGTATTCAATTAAAATCTATGTGGGCTAACATAAACTATCAAGGAGATGTAAATTGGCCTCACAGACACCAAGGAGATATTTCAGGTGTCTACTACATAAATGTAAATGATGATTCAGGAGATCTTACCCTTGATAATTTTTCATACAACATACAAACTAAAATATCAAATCACTTACAACAATTACATGGTAAAATAATAAAACCAAAAAATGATATGTTAGTTTTGTTTGATTCAAATTGTTGGCATTCGGTATCAAAAAATAAATCAAATACACCTAGGATAAGTGTTAGTTTTAATTGTTGGGTACATGTTTAATATAGATAAAGTTCCAATGGTTCGTGTAACGTGGGTCGATGCCCGTGATACAGAAACAGGTTGGCTAGATATAAAAGAAGTTATGGATGCTCCGTTAGCCGTGTGCCAAGAAGTAGGATGGATGATACATAATGGTGAAAAAAAAATAATTATTATGCGTTCGTATAGCAAAGATAAAGAAGACATCACAGGTGGTGGTGCAATAGCCATACCTAAAGGTTGGTTAAAGAAAATAGAATATTTAAAAGTGGATTATGCTATTAAATAGTAAAGATATTAAAAGTATTAAAAATAAAAAAATAACTTATGTAAAAAACTTTACATCTATCATAGGTACTTATGACTTTAATAAAATTTCTAATTTAGTTGATGATTATTCTTTAAATGTTTCTTTTAAACCAGGTCAGGCAAGTCACTTTAATTCTATATGGCAACTTAAAGATATACATGGATTTGATAATCAATTTTTTACCTTTATGGATTTATTTCGTAAACTTTTTAAATACACTACTGATATTAAAGATGGCGTTGATTTATTTTTTTCTTTTATTACAAACACTGGATCCTCTCATGTTGATGAAGAAGATGTATTTCTTATAGGTTTATACGGAAAAACAATTTATAGAATAATTGAAACAAATAAAGATTACTGTTTAGAAAAAGGAGACCTTTTACACATTCCCAAAGGCAATAGACATAAAGCAATATCAGCTACTCCGAGATCAATAGCTTCTGTAGGATTTTTTGGAGGAAAAACAGAATGAACAAAATATTTATAGGTACACCTTGCTATGGTAATATGCTTACGGCAGATTATTTTAAAAGCTGTCTACAGCTTACAGCTTTAGCTGCACATAAAAAAGTAGAATTACAGTTTGGTACAATTGGTAATGAGTCTTTGGTAACAAGAGCTCGTAACACATTAGTGCAGTTATTTATGGACAACAAAGACTATACTCATCTTTTATTTATTGACGCTGATATTGCTTTTAATCCTGAGTCAGTGTTTCGTATGTTAGATTTAGATGAAGATGTAGTAACAGGTGTATACCCTCGTAAACAAATTAATTGGACAAAAGCCATTACCAAAGTAAAAGAAAATCCTAAGATCAGTGAAGATGAATTACACGCCTCTTCTTTAATGTATAATTTAAATGTTAAAGATTCAAAACATGTTGAAGCTAAAAAAGGGTTTATAGAAGTGTTGGATGGTGCAACGGGATTTATGTTAATAAAAAGAAACGTATTTAAAAGAATGGCATTAGCATATCCTGATCTTAAATTTACATCTGATCAACATTTAAACGACACACATGACAAAAGATTTGATTACCATGACACATCTGATTGGAACTATGCATTTTTTGACACAATGATAGAACCTAATACCAAAAGATATTTATCAGAGGACTATGCATTTTGTCGTTTGTGGCAGAAAATAGGCGGTAAAATTTATGCTGATATTATGAGTGGCATGACACACATGGGTAATTACTCATTTAAAGGTCATGTGGGCACTCAATTTATATCGCAAGAAAAAAAATGAATTTAGATTTACAAGTAAAAGATAATTTTTTACCTAAAGATTTATTTCAAAAGTTATCTATTTATTGTACTACTTTAGATTACGGAAAAGAGATCACATACAATAAAATTGAACATGTTTTTTATTCAAATAAAATACATGAAAATGATGATTTATTAAAAGACCTAGAAAAATCTATTATAAAACATTTTAAGGTCGGTATAAAAAATCTTCATTTAGCTTCTTTTACTTTGGTAAACACAAAAGAACCCCTCCCACATATAGATGCATTACAGTTTCCAACGGAAAAACATCTTATTATTTATTTAAGTGGAGATTCCAATTTAAATGCTGGAACAGGTTTTTATAAACCCACCGACGATGGTTTTGATTTAAATACGGCTATTGGTTGTTATCCAAATAGGGCTGTTTTGTTTAATGCTTCTGATTGTCATCATTCGCCTTTATTATATACAGCAAAAAACAATATTCCTAGATTCGCCATTATTATATGGTTTGAACCTAAAATTGATCTTTAGCTTTATAACAAAATAAGGTAGAATAATTGTCCATGAAATTAGTTGATTTAAAGTTCCAACCAGGTATCGACAAACAAGACACCGCTTACTCAGCAGGAGATCAACGTAAATATGTTGATTCTAATCTTGTAAGATTTCACTACGGAAAACCTGAAAGATGGAAGGGTTGGATTTATTTACCAGATCCTAATAAAACTGTCGTGGGCGTGGTCCGTGATACACATAGCTGGATTGGTTTAGACGGAACCAGATACCTTGCTTTAGGTACTGATAGAAAATTATATTTGTATTCAGGTAGTGCTCTTTATGACATTACACCTATTAGAGAAACAGCAGCTTTAACAAATCCTTTTACAACAAATGGTACGACAACAGTTTCAGTAACTGACGCAGACCACGGTGTTGTTGAAGGAGACTTTGTTACTTTTGATTCATTCTCTGCAATAAACGGTTTAGACATGAATAACGAGTTTGAAGTTACAACCCGTGTTGATGCTAATACTTATAAAGTTACGCATACAAGTGCAGCTTCTGGATCTACTTCTGGTGGAGGCGGTTCAGGTAATGCTAAATATCAAATTAATATTGGTGAAGCTACTTCATCATATGGATATGGTTGGGGCACTGATAGTTGGAGTGCAGGAAAATGGAATGAACCAAGTACAGAATCTGATGTTACTGTTGAAGCAAGAAGTTGGTCATTAGATAATTTTGGTGAAGATTTAATTGCCACAGTAAAAAATGCTAGCACATATATAAAAGATCTTTCTGGTTCAATAGATGCTAGAGCAACAGCTTTGTCTAATGCTCCTACTGCATCAAGATTTAGTTTGGTATCTACTGACACAAGACACTTAATGATTTTTGGTACGGAAACAACAATAGGTACTAGTTCTACACAAGATGATTTATTATTTAGATTTTCTGATAGAGAAGACGCAACTGATTATACACCAGTAGCAACAAATGAAGCAGGTTCACTGCGTATATCAGATGGCTCAAGAATAGTAGGTGCTGTTAAATCATCAGGTCAAATACTTACTTGGACAGATACATCACTTCACGGTATTCAATTTGTAGGTACACCTTTTACTTTTGGTCTTAGACAACTTGGTGCTAACTGTGGATTAATAGCACAGCATGCAGCAATAGAAATAAATGGTAGAGCGTATTGGATGTCAGAAAATTCTTTTTATATGTATGATGGTGTTGTTAAAAAAATGCCTTGTTCTGTACAAGATTATGTATTTGATGATCTTAGTTACACAAATAGAAATGACATAGCGTGTGGTATTAACACAGCTTTTAATGAAATAATTTGGTATTATCCTTCAGCAAGTGCTACACAAATAGATAGAGGAGTTGCTTATAATTATTTAGAAAACACTTGGTATACATTAAACTTAGGTAGAACAACATGGCTAGGTGCTTATGTGTTTGAACAACCAATTGCTACAGAATATGATGCAAGTTTAGTAGCAAACGTATCTAATATATTAGGGTTAACAGCAGGAGCTTCTTATCTTTATGAGCATGAGTCAGGTAATAATCAAGCAGACGGCACAGCTTTATCTGCTTTCTTGACAACAGGATCTGTTGAAATTGCTGATGGGGATGAGCTTATGTCAGTTAGTAGATTAGTTCCAGATTTTGATAATCTTACCAACAACATGACAGCAACATTAACTTTAGAACAATATCCACAATCTGCATCTAATGTAACTACGACAGGTACTATTACTAACACAACAGAAAAGATTGATGTAAGAGGTAGAGGTAGAGCAGTTAAAATTAAATATGAAACTAATACAATTAATGACACAGCTTGGAGACTTGGTTCAACAAAATTACAACTTAGACCAGACGGAAGAAGATAATGGCTAAATTAACAATTACACGATTACCAAATGCTACAGAAGAATATAGTCCCAATCAGTTTGATCAAATGGTTTCCTTACTAGATCAAATTATTCTTTTACTTAACACAAACTTCCAACAAGATTTAAAAGAAGAATCACAGTCGGAGGCTTTTTTCCTTGGCTAATACTTTTAAAAGCGCAATGGTAGATATTACCACAACAAATTTAACAACTGTTATAACAGTTCCTACGGCTGATGCTGGTGCTTCGCCACCTGTTCCGCCTACTACGGATGTAGTAAAATCTCTTTTAATTTGTAATGACTCTGGTTCAACAACTTTAGTTGATGTTGAAGTTGTCCGAGGCGCTGCAACCTTTGAACTATTCAAAGCAAAGAGTGTTGCTACAGTTACAACAACAGAATTATTGACTCAACCTTTAGTTCTGCAAGAAAGTGATATTCTAAAAGTTCAAGCTAATGCTGCCAATCAGGTGCACATTATAGCAAGTTTTATGGAGGTCACGAAAGGGCAACTCTGATTAATTTACACTCTCTATTTATTACCCCCGTATTTTCAC